CCTTTGCCCATGTGTTTTCTTACCAATGCTTACTACTACATGGGTGCTCTGGGTTGCGCTCTAACGTTAGTTTGCGATGTAGCTGTGCCATGTCTAGTGCTGCTACCCTGTCGGGGTGTAGTTGTTGCTTGTTTGTGCCTGGTAGGACTTCTTGTGCTGCAGACTGCTTGCTTTTGTCCGTAGTAGTAGTGGCAGTAGTAAGATCACGCGATTTAACATTTCTAATATTATTCTTCTCCGATTCCGATTCCGATTCCGAATAGACGGACATATGTTGACACGTGTTGTCACGTGCTGTCATGTGACAGCGGGCGTCTTCAGGTAGTGGATATTTTGGAGTTTTTGCTCTTAGCCTATTGTGTTCCATAAATGTTGTAAATTTACCGTATTTACGTTCACCTGCAGAGTAGAGTTGGATAATGTTATTTTCGGATAGCTCTTTTAACCAAATTTCTATACTACCAGTATCAACTCCGCTATGTAGTGGAAAGCAGGAGCCCTTGATTATACTAGAGTCAGCCATGAACAGCCCGTAGTCGTCTGTAGTAGTAAGTAGTCTATAGAACAACCGCTCTGCGTGTGCGCTAATCTGGGCTAGTGTAGTGGATGTACGTATGGATTCCTTAATTATACGATTAGGCATATGCTGTCCTATGACAACGTATGACAACATGTGCTGTCATATGAAAAAATGCCCCAACGCTAGTTTCCACTCAGGAGCAGATAGGCCCGGCGAAGGTCTTTCTAGCGTTGGAGCAAAATAAAGTTTTTAGAGTTACCTCCCAAGTGAGACCTAGTTTTCGCCGGATCTGTGTTTTGATTATTAATGACAGGTTGGTGGGGGGTTTGTCAATTTAAAAAGCAACAATTTTAATGTGGAATAAAAGTTGTGCCATTGTGTGCCATTGTGTGCCAGGTTGTGCCATTGTATCGTGATTTATTGTTAAATATCTTATTAAGACTTTTTCGACCATTATTTTTATTCTGATCCTTGACAAGTAGCAAAGTAGTGTCACAATATAATCACAATGACGGTTACAAAAGGAGATATCATGGACAAATCGAGATTAAACAAGGATAGCGCTTTATTAGCAAAACTAAACCACGTAGAAAGAATAGAATTTGCATTGTTTTGTGCTGAAAGCACGAAGGTTCTTTACACAAAAGATAACGAGCTTAACAAGCGGCTACAGGAAGTAAGAAATTGGCTTACTTTAGGCGTTGGCGAGCTTCCAGCAAAGCTTAGTCCTTGTGGAAAAACGAAAGAATATTATGCTATTAGCGCTTTTAATTCAGCCGTTGATACTGCACTTGAGTCGGCGAATTCTATAGGAAATGCATTGCTTGCTGCCTTTTACTCTGAGCGGGCGATTGGCCCCAACCAAGAAAAATTAAATCAAGATTTTCTAAAGCTAGCAACTAGCTAATCGAGAAGTCAAAAAAGACGGTTACAAAAGGAGACATCATGGTTTTTAAGTCTTACGAATTGGCAGGATATTTTGCTGCAGATCACAAAACAGAGCCAGAAATGATCAGAGTGTCAGTAGAAATACCCAGAGATTTGTATGCTGCAATACTAAAAATACACGAATATGGTAATGATTGCTGGGGCCTGCAAGATACCTTTGAAGAAACGTTAAAAAGTTTACTTGCTGAGGGCGTTGATTCGGTAAGCGTGGAGATTTAAATGAAAACTAGCAAAAACATATCTGATTTTGGAATTGAATACGATTCGCTGGAAAGTGTGCTGTGTATTCTTATAGACAAGATCAATAGTTCTGGGATTACTCACCAAGAGCTAATTAGCGCTTCTCGGGCTTTCAGGGAACACAATCCCAAGGGATGGAAGCAGCTAGATGATCTTTTACGTGAGTTTATTGGATATATTAACTGATAGGAGAAAAACAAGAAATGAAAACTAGCCAACCTGTAAAAATTACATTGGAAATATCGGAAGATCTGTACAAAAGAATTATGGAAATACATGATTATGGTGCAAAGCAATTTGATATTGGCTTTGGCCTTAACCACACAATTAAGCATTTGCTTAAAGATGGAACTGAATTCGCTGAAGAAGGAATGAGGCGTATTCAAGCCAGTCTTAGGCTAAACGAGGAGGATTAAAGTGGAAGACGAAACTAAAACTACTCTCAGGATGCCAGGTCGATTAAATGACGAAATCGAGGATTTTATCTCTTATTACTATGAAAATAAACATGTCGCGTTGTCCAAAAATGAGGCTATTTTATGTTTAATTAGGCGCTCTTTGGATGAAAAAGAATTTTATCAAAAAGAAAAACTTGATTTAGATAAAATAATTTAGTATAAAGTTACCCGTCCTTTTGGCCTCCCAAAAACAAAACGGATTTTGGTGCATGACACCAGGAAGATCCCAGTTCCTACTCTAACTGGGATTTCTTCTTTTTGGGTTGCCTCTTTCCTGTTTTATTTGCTATGTGCTAAGATGATCCCATGGAAGAAAAATCAAAAAGAGGTGCTAAACTAAAGTTAACGCCACAGGTTTGCAAAGATATTTGTGGCGGTATAAGTATTGGCTTAAGTCTTAAAGATGCATCCAAAGCGGCAGGTGTAAGTTATGACACCGTCGTGCGTTGGAAGCGTGACGGTAAAAACGCTACTGAAGGCCCACAATATGAGTTTGCCAGAGAATTTGAACAGGCAATCATTGATAGAAAAAGTCATTTACTAGGTATTATTTGGCAAGCTGCAAGCCCAAAGAACTGGACTGCTGCAGCCTGGCTGTTAGAGCGATTACATGGCGAGGAGTTTTGCAAAAGCATAAAGCAGTACGAATCTCAAGAGCAAGCCGAAGAAATACAACAACAAAGAGCGCAGTTAAGGGCTATTATAGGCGGAAAAGCAAAAGCCAATGGAAAGCAACAATAAAGAAGAAATCACCAAACCTGATATAGTATTGCCTAAGACATTGGATAATGGAGGGATCCAGGTACAAGTAAAAGTTGCAAATAATAAAGTATTAATCAATTTTGCAAATGCAGTAAAACATATTTGGATGGAACCTAAACAGGCTGCAGTATTAGCAAATTCTATTAAGGCGGCAATACTTAAAATAAGAATTAAAAGATAAATCATATATGACTGTTGATTTGCCAGACTGGAAACGTGATCTGCCTACCTTTGCTCAATATCTTTCAAATAATCGCTGGAAACCCTATAAGCATTTAAAATACATTTCAGAGACAATTATAAAAAATCTTTATAGCGGTGGACGATTTATTATAAATACACCACCAAGACATGGGAAGTCAGAATTAATTTCTCATTGGTTGCCAGTTTGGTATTTGGATGCATACCCAGAGCGCTGGGTTTTGCTTTCTTCTTACGAGGCGAGCATCGCCACAGACTGGGGTCGCAAGGTTAGAGATACTTTGCAAAACAATGAATGCTGGACAAATATCAGGCAGGATGTAAGGGCGGCTAATCGTTGGTATACTCCAGAAGGCGGCGGCATGGTTACTTGTGGCGTTGGTGGGCCATTAACTGGGCGTGGTGGTAATCTTTTAATCATCGATGATCCCATTAAAAACTGGGAGGAGGCATATTCGCCAACTTATCGCAGAAGGTTGATTGATTGGTTTAATTCTACTTATTATACGCGTGGAGAACCAAATGCTACCATGATTGTAATTCAGACAAGGTGGCATCAAAACGATTTAGCCGGCTGGCTAATGGCTGAACATGCAGACGACTGGACAATTATTAACCTGCCAGCAATTGCCGAAGATAATGACGCGCTAGGAAGAAAACCAGGGGAGGCGCTTTGCCCAGAGAGATATGATATTAATGCTCTAGAAAAAATTAAAGTCAGTACCGGATCTAAGGTTTGGACTTCGCTATATCAACAACGACCAGCTCCGTCTGAGGGATCTGTGTTTAGACACGACTGGATTAGGTTCTGGGAAGAGTTGCCAGCAATAGAGCGCGTAATACAATCTTGGGACATGGCCTTCAAGGACTCAGGTTCTAGTTCTTATGTTGTAGGTCAGATTTGGGGACAGGCAGGTGCAAACTTTTATCTGCTTGATCAGGTACGTGAGCAAATGGATTTTGTGCGTACACTTCATGCGGTAGGTGCATTGTCTAAAAAATGGCCAGAGTCCAGGGCCAAGCTAATTGAAGACAAGGCAAATGGACCCGCCATTATTTCAGCGCTAAAATCTCAACTGTCAGGTATTAAAGCAATTTCACCAAGGGGATCTAAGGAATCTCGTGCCAATGCAGTTGCTCCCTTGTGGGAAGCTGGGAACGTATTTTTACCTACACCTAAACTATATCCATGGGTAAACGATTACATTGACGAATTAACAACGTTTCCGGCGGCGGCAAATGACGACCAGGTTGACTCCACAACGCAAGCACTTAGCCACTTAGACGATAGAAAAACTCAAGCAATACAAGACATTAAAATACCTGAATTGACGCAAGCCAGCCCGTGGAGTATGTTCCATTGATATGGACAATTCACGCCGAAAATATACACGAAAAAAACAATCTTCCAATAAAGATACTGGCCGCAGAGTAAGCCAATTAACCACTGAGCTTGGGACTACTGGGCTAAAAACTTCATCTGGCCAAATAACTGAAGAGTTCTTAACCCAGCTTGATGGAGAAAAGGGATTAAGGGTCTATCGTGAAATGGCAGAGAATGATCCTACGGTGTCTGCTGTTTTGTTTGCAATTGAAATGCTTATACGTTCTGTTCATTGGAGCGCTGAGCCAGTTACTCAGGAAAAAGAAGACGTGGAGCGAGCTGAATTCTTAGAATCCTGCTTGCAAGACATGGAACTTCCTTTTACTGAGGTTATTAGCGAAATATTAACTATGCTTCCGTATGGTTTTTCTATCCATGAAATAGTTTATAAACTTCGTATGGGTAGGACTACAAAATCACAATCAAATTATGATGATGCAAAAATAGGCTGGAAAAAACTCCCAATTAGAGCACAAGATACTATTGATCTTTGGAACCTAACTGATAAAGGCGAGTTAGAAAGCATAACTCAAGTAGCACCTCCAAACTATAATTCAACAATAATCCCATCGGAAAAGTTTTTGCTTTTTAGAACGGCTGCAAGATATGGAAACCCTCAAGGACGATCAATTTTGCGTAGTGCATATAGGCCATGGTATTTCAAAAAGAAAATCGAAGAGTTTGAGGCAATAGGCGTAGAGCGAGATCTTGCTGGATTGCCAACTGCTTATGTTCCTCCAGAGCTTCTTTATGAAAATGCAGGGGCTAAAGAAAAAGCAATGCTCGCAGAAATAAAGAAGATTGTGCGCAACGTGCGCATGGATAGTCAAATGGGGATTGTCTTCCCACAAGCTTTTGATGACTCCGGCAATCGTCTTTATGAATTTAAACTATTATCTGCTCCGGGCGGTAAGCAATTTAGCACAAACGAGATAATTGTTAGATATGATCAGCGGATAGCTATGACCGTGTTAGCTGATTTCATTTTGATGGGACAATCGAATGTTGGATCTTTTGCGTTGTCTAGCTCTAAAACAATGATGTTTTCTACTGCGCTTGGAGCTTGGCTGGATTCAATCGCTAGCATGTTTAACCGAGAGGCAATACCCAAGTTATTTGCAGTAAATGGCTGGACTGGCCCTGTGCCAAAACTGATGCATGGAGATATTGAAACCCCAGATCTTGGCGAGCTTGGCGGCTATGTTACGGCGCTTGCTAATGCTGGCGCTTCTTTGTTTCCTGATGACAAGCTTGAAAGGCACTTGAGGAGGATGGCAAGATTGCCAGAGCCAGAGGTAAAGTAGCATGATATCAGAATTGGAAAGGATGTATAAATTTGAGCGTACTTTATTAGACGAGCTAGACGTGCTGGACGGGTTAGTTGCAATGGGAGAATTTGATAGATCACAGTTTTTTGAACAACGCAGATTATTAATAAAGAAATTAGAGGGAGTTCAAGAGCGAATACACGACGCAATAGTACGCCTTGACTGTGGACATGGCAGGGTATTTTGCCACTTTGACAGAGAAGCACAGTTTAGAATTAACGCAGCAATTGAGCATCAGAATTATTTTGAGGATTATTTATAACACTTAGTGTCTATTGGCACGGAAGTTAAGGAATCAAAATGAACAGAAAAGAACTTGAAGAGGTAGTGTTAAATTTGGAAAAGCGAGTAAGTGCACTAGAAAAAAAGCCTGTTGCTAAGGTAACATCGATAAAGACCGAAACTAAGCCTAATAAGATTGAGATAAGCACAAATAAAAAATAGTTGTATCAACTCTGATGTATCTCCCTATTAGAAAGGCGCTTCCACGTAAGCGTGTATTGCCTAAGCAGCGAGCCGTATTTACTGCTGCTGGTAAGATTGAAAATGACATTGCTAAGTATTTAGAGCGTGCTTTAAAAGATCTTAGAGACAGCGTATCACTTCGCAAATTAGCGAAGATTTTACCGAGCGCAACTGATGAAGAGATTTTTAAGGTTCTTCATGCTAGCGGCATTGATGTAATAGCGACCGGTCTATCAGAAGAACTTGGATCTGGCCTTGCTGCAGGGGCAAAGCTTGCGGCAAAAGATGTAGGCAAGGTTGCGGTACTTGATATGCTGCGACCAAAAGTTACTGAATGGCTAAAAGAATACTCGGCTGAATTGGTTAAGGGAATAGATAAAACTTCAAGAGAGGCGCTTCGTAAAACAATCGAGGATGGCGTTTTACGTGGTAGATCTCCAATGCAAATGGCAAAAGATTTACAGCGAAGCTTGGGATTGACAGAGCGACAGGCTGGGGCTGTGTTAAGAAAACGTGAAGCTTTAGAAGCTGCGGGAATTAAGCCAGACAGAATAGAGACAATAATTAATCAGTATTCTAATAAATTACTTAAACAGCGAGCGGAAGTAATTGCTAGAACAGAGTCTATAAAAGCAATTAATCAAGGAAGAAAAGAGCTGTGGGGCCAGCTTGTAGAAGATGGTGCGATAAGTCCCAAGGTGATACAGGAATGGATAACAGCAGAGGACGAGCGGGTTTGTCCCATATGCGCACCAATGGATGGCCAGCGTAAAAAAATTGGAGAAAACTTTATAGGCGGCGATGGTAGCTCGACCGATGTCCCGCCAATTCACCCAAATTGTAGATGTACCGTTGTATTAGTTGAGGCAAGATAATGAAGCCAATAATTTTATATCATAATGATTGGGATGGATTAGTGTCAGCATGGTCAGCGTTGAAATCTCTTGGATCTGCTGATTTGATTTCTTGCAACTATGAAATGTCAGTACCGGATAATCTTGAAAATCGTGATGTTTATATTTTGGATTTTTCGTTTAAGAGAAAAGATATAGAGGAGATAAAAAAGAATGCCAATAGTTTGCTTGTTATAGATCATCATAAATCTGCTGAGAAAGAATTGAATGGGCTTGATTATTGTCGATTTGACATGACAAAATCTGGTGCAAGATTGACTTATGAATATTTTATTTCTAAAGATTATATTCCTGAACTTGTTAGATATGTTGAAGATCGGGATCTATGGAAATTCAAATTATTAAACTCAAAAGAAATAAATCAAGCTATTCAATCTTATCCTATGACATTGGAATCATGCGATAAGTTAGATGAAAATTTTACCAATGATAATAAGCAAAAAATGATAATAGAAGGCAAGGCGATATTGCGTCAAATAGATAGATTAATTGAATCTGCATTTAATCGTGCGGAGGAAATAACATTAGAAGGCTTTCGAGGCATATCTGTAAACATGCCTGTATTTACTAGCAACGTTGCTCATAAGCTAGGTGAAGATTATGATTTTGCAATATGCTGGTATAAGAGCAAAGATAAATGGAAAAACGAATTAAGATCATGTGACGATGGCGTTGATGTATCCTTAATAGCAGAAAAGTATGGTGGCGGTGGTCATTATCATGCTGCTGGGTTTATGAGCAAAGAACCTATACAAAAATCTAAAAACTCACGAGAATTTTCACAAGAATATTTAGAGGCTTTAGTTAAGCAAGCAAAAGAATATTTACCCAAAGATCTCTGGAAACAATTGCATCGATTAGCGCTTCCTTCTGCAGGTGGAAAATCTGCCTGGCGTAAGCCTGAGTTATCAGTGTTCGAAAAGATTGCGCTTGGTGATATCCGGCAAGAATCATTGATCGCGCTAGATGACGAGGAATTGAATCTTGCGTGGCTAAGACTTAATCAATGGTTTGCTTCTGCACGTAGAAGGAAAGAAGCGGTAGAAAATTATATTGATGCAACGTCTTGCGTCCTTCGCGAGCTAAAAAAACGAGATATGGATATTGATGATTCTTGCGAATTAGCACAAATGGCATTTGTGAGAAAGCAAGAAAGCGATGGAGATACAGATAAATTTTGGAACCAACACTGGCAAGATATGTATCCAAAGTCCGGATCTGGCAAATTTGCTTATCAGCGCCATTGGCGTGGGCTTAGTGAAGATGAAACCAATCTAGAAGATACGCAATTGTTAAGAACTGATCATAGTCTGCATGGTGATTTACGATTTACTAAAGATAATAAAGAGCTGTGGGGGTTTGCTGTATTTTTGGGCAAAGCAGAAGAAAATAAGATCAAAGATCGCCTAATCGGGCTAAAATCAGAGGATAAGCTTAGAGGGTCTCCAAAGCAAAGTCAGTCCCATGATTGGCTAAGTGTTGGTATTGATGAGCCTTATGTTGTTGAGCCTGGCGAAGCTGGCGCTACTACGGAAGCCTTTGCAAAGATTTTTAGTATTGACTCTGGTGATTATGACATGGGTGTTTGGCATCGCCACTTAATTGAAGTATTCCCAAAAGGTAAAGATGTTAAAGGCAGGTTATTGTTTCAATCTGTACCTATTGAAGATGGCAAGCGAGCCTGGATGATATCACGGCCTGAAGATCAAACCCCAATTGCAGAATCCAAGGATATGAAGGACGTATTAACCGAGCTTAGAGCGCGTGGGCATAAATGGCTAATATGGGCCAAGCCAGGTGAAAGACCTAAAAAGATTGAAGTAAAAACTGGCAGAATTGCAAAATCTGCATTAGTGCCTATCTTCTGCTCTAACAATGAAAAACAAATACTTTACAGCGTTGTTGCAGAGCCAGATAGCCTTGATGCTCACAATGAAAGATTATCCTCCGAAGAGATAGAACAGAGCGCCCATGCTTTTATGGATTCATTAAAAATAGGGATTGAGCACAGAAAAGAAGCCAAAGCCAAAGTAGTAGAAAATATTATAATACCCCATGATGTAAAGATATTTTATGGAAAAGAGGTTAGACCAGGTTCTTGGATAGTAGGGATTCATATTATTGATTCTGAATTATGGAAAGAGGTAAAAAATGGAGAATTCACAGGGCTTAGTTTCGGTGGATACGCAAGAAAAATACAGTACGAATAAAACAAAAACCTACACCACAAAAGAAGCTTCTCACCTATTAGGCATCCCTGTTGTTACTCTTCAAAGTTGGGTAAGAAATGAGATAATAAATCCTAAAACCTCTGGCATAGGCCATAGAAAAAGAATTCATTGGATAGATGAAGATTTAGATTTTGCACGATCTTTAAGAGAGGGAACGCAATTTCATAAATACTTGAGCACTGCCAAACAACTGTCTAGAAATATTGGAAAAAATGAGTTTATCATATCTGGTCCAAACGGTGTAAAGGTAGTCTCTGGAGACACTACAATAAACGAAGCGATAAGACGTGGAGGAAAAATATTTATTGTGCTTACTTGACAATAAATCTTAATATTGTTTTTTACAATATATGCCCGCCGATTTAGTTGATTTAGAAGTTCACGAAATAAGTTTGGTCAAAAGACCTGCTAACAAAAAAAAATTCATTATATTTAAAACGGAGGATCCTATGCCAGGAAAGTTGAAGTTGAATGCTGAAACCGAAGACAAATTTAACGAGGTAATCAAGGCTGCTGCCTTGCCTGATGAAACAATCGAAACAATTAAGGAAGCCTTAGCATTGCTTGGCAAGGTAAAAGGCGAAATACCAGCTGGCGTTTTGAGCAATCTTGCTGCCCTTGTTGGTTATGAAACTAAAACAAAAGATCCTTCAAAAAAAGAAGATGAATCGAAGATTAACAAAGAGCAAGCTAGCGTTATTAAAAAAGCAATTGAAGCCCTTAAGGATGAGAAGCAAAATTCCAATGTAACTGAAATGCTTAATGGGTTGCTTGGCAAAGAAAATGCTAAAAAAAGCGAGGTAAATTTAATGAGCGGCGAAGCCAAAGAAAAAATAGAGGCTCTGTATAAAGCTCGTGAAGATCAAGAAAAGAAAATTGAAGAACTTCAGAAAAGCCTTGATAGCGCAAAAAGTGAAATGCTTTTGAAAGAATTCATATCTAAAGCTGAGGAAGATTATAAAAACATGCCAATTAAGGCAGAAGATCTCGGAGCATTGCTTAAGACAGTAAATGAGCACAATGAGAATGCGGGTAAGCAATTGGCTGAACTTTTGACAAAAGCCGACGGAATGGTGGGAGAGTCAAAGTTAATGTACGAAGTTGGAACCAATGTAAGAAAAACAGAAAGTAATAATACTTTCTCTAAAATTGACTCGCTGGCTAAATCAATGATCGAAAAAAGCGAAAAGCCACTTTCGAGAGCACAAGCAATTTCTGAAATTTTGAAAACAAACCCAGAGCTATATTCAGAGTATGAAGCTCAACGATAACGGAGAGATATAATGTCTTTTGAAGGAATTAAAACAAATTGGTCATTGCTTTCTGCTGCAGATTTACGAACTAAGCAGTACTATGCTGTTGATGTTGATACCAGTGGCGAAGCCGCATTAGCTGGTGCAGGTGAGCAAGTATTTGGAAGTCTTCAAAACAAACCTAATACAGGCGAAACGGCAGACGTTCAAGTGGGTGGAATTGCAAAGTTTGTTGCAGGCGCTGCTACTACGCTTGGTGGAAATTTAGCATCAGATGCAAATGGCAAATTAATTGATGCAACCACTGGTGATGCAATTGTTGGTATTTGTTTAGAAGCTGCGGCGGCAGATCTAGACATTATTGCCGTTTTTATTACTAATGCCGGTGAATCCGCTTAATCTGTTTAATAGGAGAATATAATGCCAAGTCCCACACCGAGCGATGTTCATGTTGACAAAATGTTAACTAATATCTCTGTGGCTTATGCTCAATCCAGAGAGAACTATGTCGCTGATAAAGTATTCCCAATGGTGCCAGTAGCTAAACAAAGTGATCGCTACTTTCTATACTCGAAAGGTGATCTTTTGCGCGATGACGCCAAAGAACGTGCTCCTGGAACTGAATCCGCTGGTAGTGGAGTGTCGATTGACAATACACCTTCTTACTACTGCCCGGTAGTATCCTATCATGAAGATGTATCTGACCAGCTTCGTGCTAATGCGGATATTCCTTTGAATCCGTTTCGTGATAGTGCTGAAAATACTATGGAAAAGCTTCTTATTAAAAAGGAGCGAACTTGGGCGGCTGCGTTTTTTGCTGCTTCTATCTGGGATTCAGACTGGACCGGAAAAGCTTCCTCTCCAAGTACAAACGAATTTTTGCAATGGGATGTTGCCAACTCTGATCCATTAACTGATGCAGCAGCAGCTAAGGAAGTTGTCCGTGCCCTTACTGGATACGAGCCTAATACTATGGTAGTTGGACCAGAAGTATACTCAATACTTAAAAATCATAGCGCTGTTACAGATCGCATTAAATATACCCAAAAAGGCATAGTTACTGCTGATTTGCTCGCTGGTCTTTTCGAAGTGGAAAAGTTTTTAGTAGCAAAAGCTATTTATAATTCAGCTATTGAAGGCGCTGCGGATAGTGTTGCTAATATTTACGGCAAACATTGTCTATTAGCTTATGCTGCTCCTAATCCTAGCATACGACGGCCATCAGGCGGCTATACATTCCAATGGAATGGATTAGTGGGATCTGGAGAAATGGGCATTCGTACTAAGCGTTTTAGAATGGAACACCTAGAAAGTGATCGAGTTGAAGGCGAAATGGCCTTTGCTCAAAAACTTGTTTGCGCTGATATGGGAATCTTTTTAGCTGATGCCATCGGCTAAGCAGGTTAAAAATGACGTGGAGCTATAGCGGTGATCCTTCAACTAGTGATCTTGATGAGGTTAGATTCCTCATTGGAGATACTAATAGCGAAGATGAGCAACTCTCTAATGAGGAGATTGCCTATTTGCTAGCGGAGTATACAACTCCGTTGATTGCCGCTATAGCTGCTGTTGAAAATTTAATTGCTCTTTATTCCAGGTACGTTGACCAGAAGACTGGTGATATTTCACTGTCTTACAATCAACGCATTAGCCATTATCAAGATCTTTTGAAAGCTCTTAGACTTAAGCTTGGCAGTTATGCATTGCCATATGCTGGCGGTATAAGTATTGCTGATAAAGATATTGATAATGATGATTCGGATCGCGTAGATCCTGCATTTGATGTGGGCATGATGGACTATGACTAATGAAAGCAAATATGAAAGTCATAGACAAGGATCTAGGTTGGAAGAACATTAAGAAACAGCTTCTTTTAGCTGATGATGCTCATGTTGATGTGGGATATTTTGGCGAGAAAAAATCTCATGAAGGTGAAATCTCTATCGTTGGTATAGCTGCAGTACAAGAATTTGGCAGTCCAAAAAGAAATATTCCTTCAAGGCCGTTTCTGCGTACTACGTTTGAAGAAAAAAACTCAATTTGGCAAAAACGAATAATTGAAGGATTAGAAAAAGTCTCTACTGATGCGGTGAAACTAAGTTCTGCATTGACTGCTGTTGGTGAGTTTGCTGCGTCGGATGTTCGTAGAAAAATTACAGAAATAAGGACTCCACCTAAATCGCCTGTAACTATTGCTCGTGAGGGAGCTGGATTTACTAATCCTTTAATATGGCTAGGTTGGATGAGGAACTATTGTCGTGCTCGAATTGTTGTTAGTGGTAAAAAGCATATAACGAAAGAAGGATAAATGTCGTTGCCGCTTCCAAAACCTGTAGAAATGTTTACTGATATAGACGTTAAACGTTATGCGGCAGGATCATATGTGTCAGGTGTATGGACTCCTGGCACGGAGAGCACAATTTCAGTTAAAGGCAGTATTCAGCCAGCTAAACCCGATGAACTCTTAAATTTGACAGAAGCACAAAGAACAAGAGCGGCCGTAAAAATTTATACAGATACATTGCTACAAACGGCAAATGAAACAACAGGGATTCAAGCTGATAGGGCAGTTTTTGCTGGTGAAAACTGGGAGATTCAGCAAATTTGGCAACATACATTAGGAATAGCTCATTATAAAGCTATTGCGACAAGGCTTGATAGATCATGATTTTGACTTCTGCAATAAGAGCGGCTTTGCTCGAATGGCTAGAAGACGCTACAAGCATGACCTGTATATATGCAGATCAAGCTGGACCACGGCCAGCTACAACTTATATAACTTTAAAATTATTAGGTATACGAAATGTTGGCTGGGATGATCGGCGCGATATAGATAATGTTGGAATTCAAGATATGCTTGGTGATCGAATCGTTACAGCTTCAATTAATGCACTTGGCAATGATGCCTTTGATAGCACAAGACTTGTTTGTAATGCATTGCAAAAAGAAACTGTTAGAGACAAATTAAAACTAGCGGGCCTAACGCCTAGACGTGTTGGTGCTCTCGATGACTTAACCACGTTACTAGATACTGAGTGGGAACCTCGTTTTCATTTTGATGCAGATTTTGGTTTTGTTGATGAATATACAGATGATGTAGGATTAATTGAGCATTTGGAAGCTACAGAAACTTATACAAACGGAATCACTCATATCGATACTTGGACTGTGGATTAGGAGATTAATCATGCCACTAGATGAAATTGTACAAGTAACTATTACACGAGAAACAACAGCTATTTCTCGTACTGGATTTGGTATAATGATGGTACTTGGTGCTCATAAAAGATTTTTGGAACGCATTAAATATTATGCAAGCGCATCTGAAATGGTTACTGATGGCTTTCTAACTACAGATGCGGAGCATATAGCAGCAACAGATTATTTTGCTCAAGATCCAAAGCCAGCACAGATTGCCATTGGCCGTAGGCAAGTTGATCGCGTTACAATTAATATTGATGTAGTGCAAGATAGCACCGATTATACTATTAATATTGAAGGAACAACGCCGGGAACGCCAACGCCATTTACTATTAACTCTGGAGTAGCGGCTACTCAAACAAGCATTTGCGATGCTTTAGTCGTTGCAATTGATGCGGGCTCTGAGCCTGTTGACGCTACGAATGTTGGTGATGATGTACAGATTGATTCTGATCCTGCTGGATCTGCATTTGTTGTAACAATTGGTACTCCTACCTTGTTAAGTGAAGGTGCTTTAGGTACAGCAGAGGATGCGGATACCGCGTTAGCAGCAATTCAGCTAGTTGATAATGATTGGTACGGACTGATGCTCACTGATAGGACAATGGCTCAAGTGCTTCTTGCTGCGGCATGGGTAGAGGCCGATTATAAGCTTTTTATTGCTGCGTCAAGTGATTCGGATATTGTTGACAAGGATGTATCTACAGATACAAGTTCAATTGCTTATACTTTCAAAGCTAATAGTTATGCTCGTTCGGCTGCTTTGTATCACAGTTCAGCCGCTACTGAATACGCCGATGCAGCTTGGTTTGGCAATTGCTTGCCATATGATGCGGGTTCAATTACTTGGATGTTTAAAACTCTTTCTAGCGTAACCGTTGATACCTTAACTACAACTCAACGTAATAATGCATGGAATAAATACGCTAATACTTATGACGCCGTAGCTAGCGTGAATATTACACGTAAAGGCACAGTTGGCGAAAATGAGTATTTAGATGTGATTCGAGGAGTAGATTGGTTAAGAGCGACTATGCAAGAAGATATTTATCAGCGATTAGTTAGCCAGCCAAAAGTTCCCTATACTGATGCAGGTATAGCTTCAATAGAATCACTTGTACGCAAAGTATTAGAAGATGGAATTGAGCAGGGCTTTTTAGCGTCAATTGATTCTCTTTCTGTACCTGCTGCTGCTAATGTATCTGCTGCAGATAAAGCAGCGCGATTATTAAAAGACGTTACCTTTCAGGCCACCTTAGCAGGGGCTATCCATGAAATTCAAATTGATGGCGTAGTGACTGTCTAATAGGAGTATAGTAATGCAAACTTATTCACCTCAAGATACAATCTTAACCATTGATGGTAATATTATCAGTGGTTATGCAGACGGAACTTTTGTTAGCGTAGAGCGAGAAGTTGACGCCTATACTAAGGTAGTTGGGGCAGATGGCGAGGTTAGCCGGACCCGCTCGGCAAATAGATCTGGGACTTTAACACTTACGCTTAAGCAAACTTCAGATAGCAATCGTGTGCTTGGCTCCCTTATGCTTCAGGATGAAACTGATGATAGTGGATCTTTTGATTGCTACGTAAAAGACAACTTGGGCAATAAGCTTTTTACTGGCATTGGCTGGATTCGTAAGGTACCTACTTTTGAATATGGCTCAGATGAGTCTAATCGCGAGTGGGCAATTGATTTGGCTACTGTAACTTTTGAATTCCCAGAGGCTTAAAGCATGCGTCAAACACAAGAGAAAGAAATTGATGGCCAGTTGTGGACTGTATCTCAGTTTTCTGCAACTGAAGGTTTAAAACTGCTTTCACGTCTTACAAAGCTTGTTGGTGGTCCATTGGGTAAGGCTTTTGCAGGGCTTCAAGGTGAAGGAAGTATTTTAGATGCTAAGGTAGATTTCTCTGTGGTTGGTGATGCGGTTGGTGAGCTTGCTTCGCGATTAGATGAAGACGAGGTGATTATTCTTGTTAAACGACTTGTTGCAAATGCGCGTTGTGATGGTCGCGAAGTAGGACACCAATTCGATACTTTGTTTATGGGTAGGTATGCAACTCTAATGAAAGTATTGGGGTTTGTGATTGGGGTCAATTACCAGATCCCTTTAGCCGATTATCTTTCCTCGCTGGCTTCAGCGGGGGAAGTGGAGAGCAAGTCAATATCAAAAGCATCTTAGGTTCTAATAATGGCGCAGTCATTGAAGAGGAGTGGCCTGTGTGGAGATTGGTTCTTGGTCGATATGCAACGTTACAAGAGATCGAGAGTCATTGGTCACTTGATGATTTAATTCGCGCTAATATAGCCTTAACTTTTCAGCAAAAGCTAGAAGCACAACAAGCTAAATCCTTGGCCAAGTTAGGAAAAAATTAATATGGCTGGTTTAGTAGTACGCGAACTATTATTCAAAATGGGATTTAAGGCAGATCCCAAGGCTGCCAACGTATTAGATGAAAAAATTGGAAAGCTACGTAAGGGATTTAAAAAAGTAGGAGGCGCAATAAACAGATTAAGACCAGGTTTTAATATGCTTGGTAAAGGGATTCTTGGCGTTGGCGCTGCGGTAACTGGGCTTGGTGTAGGACTTGGTGCAATGGTTGTTAAGACAGCTAATGCAACTGATCAAATCGGAAAAATGGCCAAGCGCTTGGGTGTTAATGTCGAGCATTTGCAGGCATTAAAACATGCGGCAGACTTGTCAGGTGCATCTTTTAGTGATCTTACGGTAGGACTTAGAACACTTGGCAGGACTTCAGTTGAGGCATTGAAAGGCAATAACGAATACTCAAAATCATTTAGACAATTAGGCGTTGATGTAAAAGATAGCTCTGGGCGCATGAAGGCACCTGTTCAGCTATTACTTGAAATAGCTGATGGTATGAAAGGCATTAAAGATCCAGCCCTAAGAACAAAAATTGCAATGGATACCTTGGGTCGAGGTGGGGCGGCATTAATTCCAATGCTACAAGGTGGCAGTGCGGCGATAATGGAGATGATGGAGGAGGCTCGTAAGTTAGGTCTAATTGTTGGCAAAAAAGGTGTTCAATCAGCAGAAGATTTTATGGATTCGTTAACTCGAATGAAAGGCACTATTGGAGGGCTTGTAGTTGGTATTGGAATTAAATTAATGCCAGTTTTCAAGAAGTGGATGGATAAAATCAAGGAATGGATTCTTAATAATAAGGATGTTATTGCACAAAAGATTCCAGAACTTGTGGAAAAACTTAGTAAGGTATTAAAAAAGGTAGGCGCTGTTGCATTTAAAATGCTTAAAGGAGCACCTGGCGCAGTAGATAAAATAGCTGGCGCGCTTCCTGCAATTATTGACAGTCTAGGTGTTATATTAAAGTTAGGCAGAGGTATTTTTTGGGTATTTGAAATGCTAGGAACATTGATGGGTACAGTTGCAGCAATGATAGTTACAAGCGTTATGAGCGCTTATGAATCAGTTATGCAATATTTTGGTGAGCTTTCAAAAGCTTGGGATGGAATTTTGCTAGGCATTATAGGAGTTTTTGTTTCTATTGGAGAAAAAACCACAGCCTTATGGAGATCTATTAAAGCTGGTTTATCCACGGCATGGGATGCGATAGTAGAATTTTTTAGTGGTATTTTTGGTTTTCTTGGTGCGCTGCCATCCGGCATATGGAATGCTGTAACTTCAGGTTTTTCTAAAGCTCTAGACTGGATTAAAGCAAAGATATTGGGGCTTAAAGACTGGATGAAAAGCAAGCTTGGTACGCTATGGAAGTGGCTTGGAGGAGAAGAGGAAAAGAAAATAAAAATCAGTGTGGAGCAGGCTAGGACTGCTTTTGCTGCTGCGGGAAATGGGCCTGCATTGGCTGCGGTAACTCCTGGCGCTGCTCCAGTAGGACGTGCTGAAGCTGGTAGAGGAGCTTTAAGTTATCAGCCTGTAATAAACATTACAGTGCCTCCAGGCACACCTGCAACTGAGGCCGAGCGCGTTGCAGATGCCACTGCCGCAGTATCAACACGGACATTTCGACGTGCATTGGGAGATATTGGAAGATGAATTCTCCCTTTCTTTCATTGCTTGTGACTGAGCCTGTTGAAGGATTATCAGAGACAATCACTGAGATTCCGCTTGATGCTCGTATTTCAACAACTCACAATCACACAGCACAAGCCACAGAATTCCCAGTGGAAGAGGGCGCAGTAATAACAGATCATGTGCATTTAAAGCCAACTGATTTAACCATAGAAGGATTTATATCTGATTCGCCCATAACGACAATTCCATTATCAATGCCACGGATGAAAGGTGATACAAGCGATGAATCAACAAATTATTCACGTTCAATAAATGCTCATGATATTTTAATGCAGGTATTTAGAGCCAGGGCACCAATGACAGTAGTTACCAGATTTCAAACTTATGAAGACATGATAATCACTGGTCTAAATATCCCAGAGAGCAGAGATAGAAGTACTGGCCTTTGGTTCACAATGAACCTAAAAAAGATTACAACTATTAAGACATTATTGGGCGTATTGCCTGCTGATGTAATTGCAGCTCTAAAGAGAAGACGAAAGAAGACAAAAAAACGCCAAGAAGAAAATACACAAAAGTCAAAAAATAGAAAAGATATTCAGAAGTTTTTAGAGACAGGAGCACAGTCTACCAGCCCTGCAAATGCAGATACTAGCACAGCAACTAGAACTGCTGTAAATAATATATATAAATCTCCATCTACCAAAGAACCAATTAAGAGGGCATCAAAATAATGTTAGAGATACCAGTCAGGACGGATATTTATTGGTATTCTGAAATAGTAGAGTTAGATGGAATATCTTATCGTTTTGATTTTAGTTGGAATACTCGTGATGAAAGGTGGCATGTCTCAATATTTTTGGTAGATGGAACTGCTTTGGTTATGGGTATTCCAATTGTTGTTGATTGGCCACTTTTAAATCGCTTTGCAAATAATAATTTGCCTTATGGACTTTTGATAGCAATTGACACAACAGGTCAAGGCATTGAACCAGGGATTGAAGATTTAGGAGACAGGGTAAAACTGGTTTATTATCCAGTAGATGAAATAGCATTAACATGAGCGCAGAACTTTATGATAGAGTAGCAAGTTTAATAGTGGCCCCTATATCTGGGGCTGAAGGAATTACAATTGAAAATTTGCGTTTTGCTTTTAGAATTGAAAAAACTGGAACTTCTGAAGCAAATAAAGCAAATATAAAAATTTACAATCTGTCGGAACTTACTCGCGATTGGTTACAAACCAAAGATCAAGCGGTAGTATTAAATGCAGGATATAGAGATTTGAATCAGCGTATTTTTGCTGGTGTTATTTATAGACTTGAACACAGGCGAGAGAATGTTGATTTCATATCGGAGCTAGAGTGCCGTGATGGTGGAATAGATCTTAGCGAGCCAGAGTTCCAAAGAAGTTATCCTCCTGCAATACCAAAACTTAGAATAATAAAAGACATAATTAATGCTATGCCACATACTGGAGAAGGCATAATTTCCGCAACTGGAGTCGCAGGATCTTTGGCAAAAAAACTTAGCTTGACTGGCTCATGTAAGCGCATTCTTGACAAGCTTGCTAAATCTTGGAGCTTTTCTTGGTCAATCCAAGATGGCAATATGCAAATACTTAATCCTGAAACTGGCACACTGACAGGCAGTGATCTTGCTATGATAATTAAGCCAGATAGTGGACTGGTAGGAACACCAACTAAAACCAATCGCGGCATGAAATGCAAGACTTTGCTTATTCCTTCTATAAAACCAGGGACTTATATAACTTTAGAAAGTGAATTCTTAACTGGTCACTATAAGGCAGAAAGTCTTATTCATGAGGGTGATACCCATTCAGCAGAATGGACAACTGAAATTGAAGGCAGAAAGTTAACTTGACAACGGTTACAGATATAGGTGAACCAAACTTAACTCAGGTATTAGAAGAGGTGATATCCGTTGCATCTGAGGAAGTACGTGTTTGTGTCCCTGGCGTGGTAACCTCTGCAGACATGGAGAATGCTAGAGTTGATGTTCAGCCAGCAATTAAACGTAGTGGCTCTATTTTCCATGAGCCAATAGTTCAGGATGTTCCTTTGTGGTTTCCTAGAAGCACTAAGGCAAGTTTTACATTTCCAGTTGAGACTGGAGATGATGTCTTATTAGTATTTAGCGATAGAAGCTTAGAAGATTGGTTGGCAGTTGGCGGTGGTAGAGCTGTCAATGCTCAAGATTCTAGAATTCATGACATTACAGATGCAATTGCAATCCCTGGAAAACTTACAGGCGTATCTTCAAATCGAGTTAATGATATAAATTTGGAAATAGGTGGAGCTGAATTGCTTTTAACTGGGTCTGGCAAGATTGCCCTAGGTAATAGCTCTGCAGAAGTCCTAGAAGTTATTTCTGATTTTATGAATGTATTATTAACCTTTATTGGCGGTCTTACTCCGATGTATTTTGATAGCTTCTCAGGCCCATGTACTCTTAATGTAACGTTGCCAACACCACCAACAAGCGCAGGGGCTTTAATACAAAATTTGCAAACAAAAATTGACGCACTAAAGGCAACTTTATGATAGATCTTACTTTAGATAATACGCATGATCTTGTTATTGCTGATTATGATTTAGATCTATCAGCTGGTGTAGCAGTAGTTGCGCAACGCTTGGAAATTATTCTCAAATTATTTAAGGGTGAATGGTATTTAGAAGAGAATGCTGGCGTACCATATTACCAGGATATTTTGACATCAAAACCTAGACTATCTATAGTTGAAGCAATCCTTAGAAGTGCTATTATGGCTTCTCCTGAAGTTGAATCAATGCCAAAATTTAATATGGAATATGTTGCTAGTACAAGAAAGTTAAACGTAGATTTCAAGGTAGTTAGCTCCGAGGGCGAGGTGGAAGTAAGCGAGGTATTACCATGAGTTATGGAATTACCACTGAAGGCTTTATAAGAAAGCACTTACAGACAATAAAAGAAGATCTCGAAACTGCTTTAAAAGCTGAGTTTGGCGATACGATCAATCTTGCTTCTGATTCTGTATTTGGGAAAATAGTTGGAACCATGGCTCAACCAATGGCTGACTTGTGGAGCCTTATGGAAGATGTCTACAATGCAATGTATCCTAGCACTGGCTCTGGGGTAAGTCTTGATAATTCATGTGATATTGTTGGTGTTGTAAGAAATGCGGCTACACGTTCTGAAGTAACTTGTGCTTTAGAGGTGATCCCTGGTGTGACTGTAACTACTGGTAGCATAGTTGCAACTAATGTTGCCGGAGATCAATTCCAACTAATTGCGGATTGTACTCCTGTTGTAACATCTGCTGTGCAGGCCAAGACTTCTGTTAATGGTCCAGTTGCGCCTGGTGCTTATACTATTACAATAAACGGGACTCCTTTTACTTATACGGCAATAGGCGGCGATACTCCTTCGGATATTTCTTTAGCTCTTGAAACTTCAATTAATGCTGGGGCTGAACCTGTCACTTGTGCAGATCAAACAGGTGGTGTTGACTGGATAGACGGAGATATAGGCGTAGATGGTCAGCCTACACCTTTTAGTATTGTAGTTACTGCAAATATGCAAATTGATTATATAGCTGGGTTAGCTGATTTTGAATCAGTTGAGACTGGAGAGATTATTGCTTTTGCAGATACTTTGACTGTTATTGTAACTCCAATAAATAACTGGATAAGCTGTATTAATCATGAGGATGCGGAGCTTGGGGACGAGGAGGAGCTTGATTCAGAGCTTAGGGTAAGACGAGCGCGATCACTTGCCATAGCCGGGGCAAGTGTCGTTGAAGCAATTAGGGCAAGCCTATTGGATATTACTGATGTTGATAATGTGCGCGTTTTAGAAAATATAACAGATGTTACAGACGGAGCTGGCCTTCCTCCACATTCATTTGAGGCAATTGTCAAAGATGGTGATGGTGATGATATAGGGGCTGCTCTTTGGGCAGATAAGCCTGCAGGAATTGCTACTTATGGATCGACAACTGTGCAAGTGTATGATTCGGAAGGCATTTTGCAAACATTATATTTTTCTAGACCAACCGAATTGGATATATATATTATTGTAGAATATCATAAATTAGCAAGCGCTGAGGGTGAAATATTCCCATCAAATGGAGAAGATCTTATAGCAGAATCGGTTTTAGCAACTGGTCAAGCTTTAGATATTGGCAATGACGTAATTCAGCAACGATTTTTTGGTCCTATATATATTGCATGTACGGGAATTGAAACCCTTACAATGAAGGTTGGAACTTCTGCTCCTCCTTCACAAACAACACCTTTTGCAATTGGTGATCGCCAAATAGCGATTTTTGATTCAAGCAGAATAACAATAACAGAGGTTTAGTAATGGCCATAAAAGAATGGACTACTGACTATCCTACTACGCAAGATGCAGACCCAATTATTGGCAATCAGCCAGAGTTAGCAAATGAATCGGCACTTGGCGCCGGGGATGGCGATGCAACTCGAGTTAGTCAAATCCACATATTAAGAGATAAGTTACAAGCTGTTGCTAAATTTATAGGTGATGATGGTAATTTACCAGCTGATAGTTTGCGAGGGAAGACAGCAATTAGCGAGCCTATTATGCTTTGGACAGGAATATTGTTTGCGAAGAATGATCTGCTTGATGATTCTGTTATTGATCCAATGTGGACTCAATCTGCAGGTGTAGGAAGTATTGCAGAGACTACAGAATTGCAAATGATTGTTCCTCCTGCTGCAACAGCTATTTGGACTACAGCGCTTCAATCTTCTCCTATAGTCTTGACTTCGCTTAACGAGCCTAGGGATTTTACAATTACAGCACATTGCACTTGCGATGCAAATAATGATACAGCAGGGGGGTTAAGCATTGCATTAGGAACTGATATAACACAGAAACAACATATCAAGCTTGGTCGAGTAGGTGGAGTTTATCAAGTATGGAATGAGCTACAAAATGATGCAGCAGGAACAACTGTTCCTGTAGGTCAGGATAATGCTTGGCTTATGATTGGCCGTAGAGGGAATTCAATAATTACTGGATTTAGTTTGTTGCCACACACAACAGAACCACCACATGCCGCGTATGCATTTTTACATAATCTTATTGAATTAGACTGGACTGCAAGTAATCATTTTGGTTGGGTTACAGCAATGGCTGCATATAACTGGAGTACAGTACCAGGTTGCACAATTGACTTTAGAAAGTTTAGGCAAAGTTTTTAAATGGCTTGGGGCACACAGCAATATGGTCAGCAATCATGGGGGTATTACTCTATTTGTGGAGAAATCTCCGATCATTTAAGCTTGGTTCTTGCATTGCTTCCAGGCCAATTTGAAGAAAGCACCAATTTACGCAAATTAATAACTGCTTTTGTTGGTCCTAGTACATGCATTACTCATGGACTACAAGAAATTGAAAACGAAGGTCAGAAGTTAAAGCGTGATCGCTGGCTGTGGTATGCCTATGGTAAGCAGCTTGATATGCTTGGTGATATAATTGGTGAAACAAGGACTTCTGATAATGATGATATCTACCGAGTTGATCTTTGGATAAAAATAGCAATAAATGCTTCACAGGGAGATCCAGAGAGAATAGTTGAAGTAATAAAACTAATTACACAAGCAACTCAAATACACTATATGGAAAAATACCCAGCTAGGGTATATATATATGTTCACAAAATACTTGGGACGAGTGGACTAGAAAGACTTCAAGACACTGTCCCCGCTGGGGTTGCTGTAACTATAAGCGCTAGCGAATCAGGCGAACCTTTTATATTTGGATATGATAGAGATACAGGTGGAAGTCCACATGGGAGCCTACTGTCATATGGTGATGGATTTGGAGAAGCCACATTGCCAGACGAGGGCGGTGATTTTACGGAGATATTTGTGCCATGACAAAACCAACTGACAAACCAGAGTTTGCAAAGCTTGATCAAACCGATCCCACAAGTGGGCAAAACAACGTCATTGAGCCGCCCACAGCTTGGAAAGATTATGGTTGGAGCTATCAGGAAAAGCCGCCAAGAAATTATTTTAATTGGTTGCATCGATTGTCTTATGAGTGGATCAATTGGATTGATGACGCCATTCAAAGGCCCTTTAGTTTTGTTGTAGCTGCATCTGATGCTCCAGCAATAGCTAAAGAAGCTGCAAACTACGTTTGTGATGGGACAAATGATGAAGTTGAAATAAGCGCTGCTATACAAGCCGCCTATGCTTCAACTGCTGGTGGGGGAACTGTACTTTTGACCGAAGGTGCTTTTGTAGTAGATGGTGCGATAACTTTAAAGACTGGAGTAAATTTAATTGGGCTAGGGGAGTCAATTACTGTAATTAAAGTAGATGCAACTGCAACTTCAAATTTCTATGTATTGAATGGCACCGACGTTGGATTTGTAACTATTGCCAATCTTTACATTGATGGGAATTCTCCACAACCTACTTTTGGCCATACTGGGATTTATATTGGCGGCGTTGCGCCAATCACTGGAAATGAAATATTTATTTACAATGTACGGGTTGGCAATATAGATACCCATGCGGAATCGCTGGCAGGTCATGGCATTGTAATAGAAGCGGGGACCCATCAACATATTATAAATTGCAGAATTGATAGTAATAAATCAAATGGCATACATATTGCTGGTACTACTACTCAAACATTTATTAGTAATTGTTATGTGCGAAACAACGCATTGATTGGGATTTATACCAGTACGGAAGATACGACTATATCTAATAATCATGTTGCGGAAAATGCTATTAATATAGCCGCAAGTGCAGGAACAAGAACTAATATAATAAATAATTTAGCTCTGTCTTCTACGTCCGCAGGTGGTGGTGCAGGTATTTATGTTACTAATAATTCGACAGATATCAGAATACAGGGCAATGATGTAAGGTCAAACGATGGACAAGGCATATTCGCAGAGACTGCGGATTTTACTACGATCAAAAATAATTATGTGCAAGAAAATGGAGACATTGGAATAAAGCTAACAACTAGTGATTATTGTAATGTCTCTGAAAACATGGTTAAAGGCAATTATACGGATGGGATTGTACTAGATACCGTTGAGAGTAGCATTGTGCAGGGCAATTTTGCATATGAAAACAGTACTGGACCTGGACTTGATACAGGAATAGATATTCAATCATGCGTAGATTGTCATATAACCGATAATACAGTACGTGGAGTAACAAATCATAACTATGGTATGCAGTTAGGATCATCTAGCACTTGTTTATGCGTAGATAATGATCTTAGGAATGCGTCGATATCACCAGTAAATAACTTATCTGGCACTGGAAAAACAAACCCTGATTATATTTGGGATCAAGGTTTGTTAGCCCATACATTAAATAATATATTATTAGCAAACAAGATAACCACAGACCCATAGAAAACATTTTATAAATTATAAGTTGCATAATGACGATACCAGACGAATTAAAAACACAATCATCAAAGCCAACGGGTCAAGCTTACCCAGCGCTAAAAATGGATCCAGATGATAAAAGCTCTCCTATTCCTGTTGTTATGTCTTCTGGTTTTTTTTGGAAAATGATGGGCATTTTATTGATCCCTACAATAGGGGCAATGTCCGCAGGCATTAGCATGTATTGGCAAATGGATATCCATATGGGCAGAAAAGATATTCATCCACCAATTGCGGATTTAGAAACAAAAAAAGATGCAACGGTAGCTCGCTTAAAGCTTGTCGAGGACATAAAAGACAAGGTTCAACTTGAGATAGGCGAAGTAAGATTACAGCAAAAACAGCAAATAGATAAACTTAGTGATAGGTTAGAAGAACGCCAGATACAAGGAATGAAAAAGATTTTACAAGAGTTTAAACGTACTAGAAATACTGTTAGCAAAGCACATACTCACGATTAGGAGATATGAAAATGATTAAAAGCGGAGTAAAAACAAGTGAATTTTGGTTAACCATGGTAGCTACTTTAATTGGTGCATTTATGGCATCAGGCATGCTTCCTGAAAATCATATTGCTCTAAAAATTTGCGGTATTGCATTAGCGGCATTAGCTATGCTTGGATATAATGTATCTCGTGGGATTGCCAAAATTGCAGACAAGCCCAGTCTTGTTATGGAATTAGTTGAAGCAAAAGAAGAGGAATGGACAGAAGAAGAAAACAAAAAGGAATAATCGAAATGAGAAAATTAATTGCTTTTAGTTTTTGCCTTGTTTTTCTTTGCAGCTGTGCAGGTTGGCAAAAAAAAACTCGAATATCTCTGACTGGTGCGCATACAGCAGCAAAAGGGTTGTCTGCTATCGTAGAGCCAGTCTATCGGAAGAAATGCAAAGACGAGGCACTAAAATGTGCAGCCAAAGAAGACAAGATATGCAAAGCGCTTACTGTTTGCCAGGGAGAAAGAAGAACGATAAACAAAGCAATTACAGCTGTTCATATCGCTGTTGCAGCTGGACATGGTTTCTTAGCAATAAGTGATAAAACACAGTCTGAGAATACGCTCATTAAAGCACTTAATCTAATACAAGAAATAAATGAAATGCTAAAAAAAGGAGGGCTGTTATAATGGATCTAACAAAGTTTATACCCTCTATTATAGAAGCGATTGTTTCTTTATTTCAAATTGCTAAAGCTGCTGGATTATCAGAAGAGGACATGTCTAAGATTAGATTAAAAGTGATTAAAGAAATAGATCGCATTGCAGATCAACAAATAAAAGACGAAGTTGAAGAAAACGCAATAGTAAGAGGCGAAGGTTGACACCATATTTATTAGCGTTGGCAATGTTCGCACAACCTAACGCAACGGTTGGCAAAAAACAGTTGCATTCTGTAGCTCGTGCGATATTGCCAGCTGCTAAGGTCTATAAAATAGATCCTGTCCTAATTGGTGCGCTAGTGTTGATTGAATCTGGTGGACGTAATATTGTAGTTTATAAGCGTGGTAAGAAAAGAAAAGGTGCCGATGTTGGTGTTTTTCAAATTCATTGCCCTGAAGCTTCTGTGAAATGCATTGATAAGCATAATAATCTTAATCGTGCTGCTTATCGTTCTGCTAAAATTCTTTCATTAGGTCGCAAAATTTGCAATAGGCCACCTAATGGATACAAGAGAGTTTGTGGCCGTGGTTGGACTGCTCGTTACAATCCGGGCTCTGCTCGTTGGCAAATAAGACTTAGCAAGCAATATGAACAACTAAAAATCTGGATTTCTAATTATAAACAAAGAAATCTTTTAAGTTTGAGGAGTGAAAGTCATGGCTTTTGATAATCTTGCGCCTAATCCTTTTTCTATTATGCAACAAATGAAAGCTGGTAATAATTTTGATGGTAGTGCGCCAGAGGATAGCACAGTCCCATTAGTAGTTGCTTGGTCAGAAAACGTTTTCAAATTTGCTCCAGGTGATAAAGGTGGCTTGTTTGATCTAGATGATATTGCATATAAAGGAAATGAACAGGGCCCATTTGCATTAGTTGGGATTGAGCTAAGTCTATCTGGTGATCAAACATCTTGGACGTTATCTCGCATTGACGTGTTTTCAAATGAGCTTTTGATATATGCTGGGACAACAGAAACAAGCTTTGTAGCAACTTGGGAAAATAACGTAATCCTATTAAATGGAGAAAATTTAAAGCTTGTAACGGTTGGATCTCCAACAAATGCAATGATTGCTACCATGAAATTTGCGCCGCCATGGCCAGTGAAAGGATATTAATATGCCTATTTTGAGAGATGGAATAAGACAAATTGACGCATTAGGGATCGTTTCTTGTCCTTCTCCAAGCGATGGGTCAATATTAAGCTATAAGACAAATATATGGCGTGATTCCATAAGGGCGTGGAACATTGGAGCTGGTAATGCAGATGGTGCCGGACTTGTAAACACCACAAGTGCAGCTAGCGGAGCACAGCAACACAGTCCAAGATTAAGGCTAGGTGGCCAAGGCTGGAAGACTGATGCAACTGCAGCAAGCCAAGCGGTAGAATTCTTTTTAAAAAATGTACCGATTCAAGGAACATCAGCGCCAACTGGCAAACTATATTTTTCCAGCTCTATTAATGGGGCTGCAGCCACCGATCATCTTTATATGGATAGTTCTGGTAATATAAAATGGGAGAGTGATCTTGGTGGGAATATTGGCGCGAGTGGTGCGAATAGACCTGGTTTTATTTATTCGGCTTGGAGTAACGCAACTAGTGGTTTTATCTGCAACTCAACCGAGCTTAGGCAAGCAAACTTTTCTACTGGACTTGGCTCAACTGGTTCTCTGATTATGACAGCAAATTATCCATTGATCATGTTGAACCAAGGGCGGACAGATGGAGCAGGAAATATAGTTAATGCTTCGGTCTATGATGTAAATGCTGCGGCCATAGACGAAGATACAATATTACATTCAGTTGGTTGGACAAATAACGTCAACGCATATCAAGAGCAGATAGCGATCAAGGATAATGGAGTTGTGCGCTTTGTGAATTCTTGGGCGGTAATTGATGCGCCTACTGGTCAAGATGGAGATCTAGCGTTCGTTACTAATGGCGATACTGGTTCAGCATGCTTGGCATTGTCAGTTAGTGGCACATGGTACCGCATTGCTTTAGGTGCAGCTATTTCAGCCACGTAAAAAGGAGTCAATATCAATGACAATAACATTCAAATCTGAAGGAACTGTGGAAAATAAGGATATTCAGCGAATAACCTTCATTCTTGATAACACAGGTCAAGTTGATCGAGCTGAATTAGTTTATAAGGTTGAAGGCCCGAATGGCACAGAGTCCAAGACAATAAATTGGCTATTAACTACTGCACAGAAAAACAGCGTAGCCAGTCTTTTGCCCGATGCAAAAACGCAGTTAGAAGATAAACATCAATTAGCTATTGTAAAATAATTCATAAAGAGGCTAGTTAATGCGTAATCTATCAAAAGAAGAGTTAGCGCAACTTAAACCACAATTCGGACAAGCGGCAAGGTTAGAAGCTGCACTTAATAAACAAATAGCCGAAATAGAAGCTGAATTGATTGAGCTAAAAATTAACTGCGAAGTTCCACTTGATTGTGGAATTGATAAAAATAATGGAAAATGGTTTGTATTGGGACACAACAAACAACCAACTACTTTAATTAAAGAAAATAAACCACCTGACAATAATAGTTTATAGATATGCCAATTCTAAGAAATGGAATAACACAATGTGATCAAAATCAAGCAGATATACAAACGCTTGAAATTGAAAAAACTAGTCAAACAACGGGTATTTTGCATCTGTATGCAAATGCATCAACAGGAGATGATAGCAAAGATGGGTCAAGCATAGCGAACGCAGTCAAAACACTTCAACGCCTATTAGTGCTTACACCATATCTTATAAGACATTGGGTAGTATGGCATATTGATGGCGTTTTTGAAGATCCTGGAACCATGTATCTTGCAAAAGATATTGCTCCACTTGTCGGAGATGTAATTGAAGGATTAATAATAGATGGTGGAGATAGCTACACTGTAGTAGTTGGGCCTTTTACAGCGGATATAAATTCAGTTTCCTCGATTGGTGATTCCGGTCAGACATGGACTGTGAACACTTATCAGGGTTATTTTGTAGAAGTAACTTCTGGGCCTGCTATTAATGAAGTTCGTATGATTCATTCAAATACTGCAACAACGATAATTCCAGTTAAAAATTTCTCTGTAGATCCTGGAGTAGGTGCTACTTTTAGAATCGTAAAGCCGGCAACTGTAATAAAATCAACCGGGGCTTGGCAATCCTTCTATGCTTCTGGTACTGGCACGGGACGGATTTATTATCAGCGTATTACCTTTGAAGGTTCCAACATGAACGTTGGCTCCTCGGGCGGCAATTTGAGTTACATGACTATAACTCACTGTGTTTTTGAAGCTATTAAAAGAGTTGCTTTTTATGGGACTGCATTAGTTGCACAACCAACATATAGAGATCCAGATGATCCAACAACTGTCATTTCTTACTCAGTAGCTGGACTTGGAGTAAGGGGCTGTGAAATTTTATTGCATGGTTTGGCAGGTGGAGGTTTTGCAGAAAATGGAATAAGAGTATCATATGTATATGAAATTAGAGCAAATAATACTCTTATTGGCTATTCTGGACAGGGCTCATTTATAAATAAAATTTCTGCTTATAAGACAGGTAGACAAAATAATGCGGGTAGTCAATTTGTAAATAATGCTGGTTATGCAACAACAATAATTGACGGTTCTGATGTCGATGGCGTTATTTGTCAACATTCACAATTGAAATTTGGAGATGGAGTAACAATTTCTAATAATACTGATAATGGGATAAGGGCTTCTAATTCTCATATCGAATTTACTGGAGTGATTGCTGGCACTGGAAATGGTAAATATGGAGTGCATGCTGATAAAAATTCTTTAGTTGAAATAACAAACGGATCAACACCAACTCTTACTGGAACTTCAGGAAATACTTCTACTGATGGAGTTGGCGCAAATAATACATGGGTTCAAATTGATGCAGGAACCTATATCAATGATACGGCTGAGTTTACAAATTTCAATGAGGGCTAGAAATGAATAAAGCTTATACTTGCCATCTATGCTCACACGAATTCGATTTGGTGCCAGATAATGATTATGAAATGTACATCGTTAATAATAACGAAAAATTACCGGAAAAAATAAAAACGAAATGCCCAAATTGCCATGAGATATATAAAATCAATCTTAATATTATGGCCTTAGAAAATTAATCTTCAGCATGGTTAAACATTATTGCAAATTGTTGGAACTTCCATAATGTCTAATGAATGTTATCTTTGTGATGGTAGTGGCAGTTGGGTTGATGTGGAAGCAAGCCAAACTGTAATATGTCCAGTATGTTATCCTATAGAGGCAAGCAATCAAAGCACAAGCCGAGTTGACTTGCCTAGATGGTATCAGTCTTACTGGTATTCTATGCCAGCAAAATATTATGGTCTAAGTTTTCAAGTAAACCCTTGGCTTTTGATAATCCATTCAGGTGCTCGTGCTGCAGGGGTAGCTGAATATATGGTAGCGCCAGGTGATAATAGACAAGTATCAACCCAATTTTCTTGGTCAATAACTCAAAATGCATTAGTACAGCAAGTTCCCATTTCTAACGTGGCTTGGCATGTAAAGAATAAATGCACATATAGAAACCAAAATAGACTTAATTACTGTAGTATTGGAATAGAATTGCCTGGACCATGGGATAAGAAAAGGACTGATGAAGAACTTGGCATACTTCGAGATACTGTTATAAAATTAGTTGAGCTTATGCCCAGTCTAAGATATTGTGTGGGACACGGTGACATTGATGAAAGAAAAAAAGATCCTGGCCCTTATATGAAATGGTCGATATTAAATGGTCTTGGTCTTAGTGGCCCTAATGTAAAACCAATCATTATCTAGTCCCTGGGGAATCTTCCGGCAATAGAATAAAGCTAGTTATAAGCTAAATATTCTTCAATAAAATTTCTATTGTCTTAGCTGTATTTTTATGCAATATCATTTTTTCTTTGTTGTTTTTATACCATTCGAATGGATTAAGATTATTTGAATATGACCAGCCTGCACCAATCCAGTCAGCTATCATTTCCTTTACATATTTTTCTGGGATTTCTATAGGATTTAATTGTCCATAGTCGCCTAAAGAAACCCATGATTGCCAGTGGTGATTATTTTTTTGATGGTGTAACCATGCGTTTTGAAATTCTATTGGTTGCTCATTATGATTACATGTTCTATTGGCATTCCTTATGTTTTTCTTTGTTCCATCTTTGTTATAAAATTGATTAACATATGGAGTCCATTCAATTGGCATAAATTTCGATAGGTCGTGAGTTAATCCACGAAGAAAAGAGACTCCAACAATTCTACATCCAATTAAAACGCCAATTTTGTGTTTAAATAATCTCTTGGCGTAGCTAAAATGTGCTTTAATCATTTCTTATATCTCCCTAAAAAATCTCCTATCGACCAGAAGCGGATTAATAAAAATAATTGCAAAAACTCGTCGATAGGAGCAATTGTACGTCGTCTAGGTAGCGCATATTTGTCTTTTAGTATTGTAATGCTTCTGTGTTTTTGCAATCAGTCTGACATTATCCATTTTAATCGTTTTGTTTTAGTTTCTTCAATATATCCTAATTTTTTGAATTGATCCCAGATCTCTTTTGCTTCTTTAGCTTTTTTACCAGTCTTTTTAAGGCTTGCAATTGTTGCGCTTTTTGTTGTTGATATTGTGTCCATAAATGCATCATGCCCAAGCATGTTATAAAGCTCTAAAACAAGTGAATTATTATTTGTTATTTTATCTTTCTTGATTTGATTAATAATTAGCTTTTGGCCTTCGTGTTCTATGTTGCCGTCTTGTTCTAAGTAAGCTATTAATGCATCGTCTAATTGGGCTAATCTATCCTTAAGCATTTTTCTTGCAAGTGCGTAGCGTGTAGCTTGATCGTTTGTTAGACTAATGTTAATTGCTGTATCTGGCACTAAATAACCATTGACTTTGTTAATAAGAGAAGCTCTTGCTTTGCAGTTATTACGAACAAGACAGTGATCACAGTGTGGACCTGGCGTGAAATTATCTGGATCATTGCTTGCAACAATTAACTCTATTTCTTTTCGCGCACTAGATAGAGTAGAATCGTTTAGATACAACTCGTCATAAGTCAAATCCGACACTAATATTCGTAGTAGCCTTACGTTAAATACTCCAATATTATGAGCGGCTAATATGGCATATGCCAAAAGTTGGTAATCATCTATAAGTTTAGGTAGTATGTATTGCTGTCCTTTTCCATATTTCCAGTCAACTACAGTTAATGTATCTTGAGTTATTATCAATAAATCAATATGTCCAGTTAGTCTTCCGCTAGGAAAATCAATTCCTAGCTCATGTTCGCATAAGTGGTTTTCAGAAAAAAAATCAATTAATTGCGAATCGATGAAGCACCATTTGTAAAATTGATGCAGTTCTGGTTTAAGAATATCTAAATATTCTGGTAAAATAGTATGTAACCATAAATCTGCTGCTTCTATATCTTCATGTTCAATTGCAATTTGAATCCAGCCATGTGCAAGGGAACCTAGGCGCAGATTATCTGTGTTTGTTTTGAATTGAGAAAGCAGTGTTGCTGCTCCTCTGCAATAGCGAGCGATATTCAAACTCGAAGCTCTCATTTCCCTGCCTCATTTATCATTGCCCAACCTAGCTCTTCTGAGCTGGTTGGAACTGCGATTGCCAGCCCGTTTTTATAGGCTTCGCGAATGCCCTTGGTTAGGTGGTGCTTGTCATAATCTAACCAGCCATTAGAAGAGGCAAAAAACAAAACAAGGGCATCCCTAGCGTTCTTAGCGTCCCAAGCATCCCTAGCGTTCTTAGCGTCCCAAGCGGCACTAGGGACACTAGCGGCCCTAGCGTCCCTAGCGGCCCTAGCGGCCCTAGCGATCCAAGCGTCCCTAATGGCCCAAGCTTCCCAAGCAACCCTAGCGTCCCTAGCGGCCCAAACGTCCCTAGCGTCCCAAGCTTCCCAAGCGGCCCAATCGTCCCAAGCGGCACTAGCTGCCCAAATTACACTAGGGATTTGATACTCTTTTAATTTCCAATTTAAGCCTCTAGTTTTTAGCGCTAACTCTAATCCTTTTATTACTTCGCTTTTATTTCTGTTTGGCCTTCCTAACGCTTCTCGCCAGGCAAGCTGTTCTTGGACCATAATATTTTGGTGTTCTCCAAATGCTTTCGACAGCTCATGAATAGCAGGTTTCAAATCAGTTATTTCTTCTACGATATCCCAGCTCGCAGCACGTAGCTTATCATCTCTTTCTATTACTTCTGAGGTTGTTGTTACCTTGAATAATCGTGAGGGCCAGCCATTTGGCCAGAGCCCTGCAATTCGCAGGGCGTCGTGCTGATTTTTACAGGCATTCCAGCCAGCTGCACAGGTATCTTTTGATTGGTTAACTTCCACCACAGGTAGTGTGTAAGGCAATTTGCCATCCCAGACTGAAGCACCGCCACGAACAGGAGAACAGAGATCGTGGGTGAATACTTTATAGGCTGTTGTTGTTTTCATTTGACTATCTCCTTTTTATGGTTCTAACCACCAATCAGGATTCTCTTCTTTAGAATATCCATGCTCGCCATAAAGTTCATTAAGGCTTTCCCACATCTCGCCGAAATAAAAAGAAGCAAAAAAATCCTTTCTAATGGCTGCGCAAACGATACAAGTTTTGTAAGCCCAAAAGCCTCCATCTGATTTTCCAGAGCTATACTCATATTTTCTTCCTGGTTCGATAATATCGCCACATTCGCAACAGTGATATTCCTTGCGTGCTTTGCGGATAAATAGATTAGATAATTCGCAAGGAGAGCTGTCTCCATAGTCGTCAATACATTGATCGAACATTATTTGTATCCTTTAAATATAATCTACGCATGCTTTATTCGCTGGGTATTTTATCGCTATCTTTTTCCTTTATCATTGCCCAACCCAGCTCATCTGAGCTAGTTGGAATTGCAATTGCCAACCCATTTTTATAGGCTTCTCGAATCCCCTTGGTTAGGTGGTGCTTGCCATAATCTACCCAGCAATTAGAGGATGCATAAAACAAAATAAGTGCGTCCCAAGCGACCCAAGCGACCCAAGCGGCACTAGCGACCCTAGCGGCCCAAGCGATCCTAGCGTCCCAAGCGTTCCAAGCGTCCCTAGCGGCCCAAGCGAGCCAAGCTTTCCTAGCGGCCCAATCGTCTCTAGCTTTCCAAGCGTCCCAAGCTGCCCTAGCGGCCCAAGCTGCCCTAGGACTGGAATACTCTTTTAATTTCCAATTTAACCCTCTAGTTTTTAGCGTTAACTCTAATCCTTTTATCACTTCTATTTTATTTCTATTTGGCCTACCTAACGCTTCTCGCCAGGCAAGCTGTTCTTTGACCATAACATCTTGATGCTCTCCAAAAGCTTTAGATAGTTCATGAATAGCAGGTTTTAAATCAGTTATTTCTTCTACTATATCCCAGCTTGCAGCGCGTAGCTTATCTTCTCTCTCTATAATTTCTGAGCTTGTTTTTACCTTGAACAGTCGCGAGGGCCAGCCATTTGGCCAGAGCCCTGCAACTCTTAATGCGTCATGCTGATTTTTACAGGCATACCAGCCAGCAGCACAGGTTTTTTCTGATTGGTCAACCCCCACCACAGGTAGTGTATAAGGTAGTTTGCCATCCCAGACTGGAGCACCACCACGAACAGGAGAACAGAGATCGTTAGTGAATACTTTATAGGCTAGTTTTGTTGACATAATTTTTCTTTATCCAGTCACGTGTGTTTTGAAAATCGCTCAATCTGTCTTTTCTTAAACTATTTTATATTGATTAGCGTCGATTTTTACTGCGCGTCGCATTTAATAACCCTGTTATAATTGCATCGATTAAATTTACAAAAGTGGCTAATAGCGCAATAGGTATAATCACTATTGCCACTCCTAATGCGCAAACAATCATGATTATTTCTATTGCTAGCGATTTAATAAAATTCATATTGCCTTCTCAAATGCTGTGCAGGTTGCGCTAGTAATATCTTTTTCGTCATAAACCCATTCGGCTGGATATTCTGGATCGCCGGGATTGAATAGCTCGTCAGCAGCGTTTGTAGCTTTAATTTCTGCAGCCATTAAGATGTCATAAGCTTCTAGATATTTTTTCCCAGCTTCTTTTGCTCTGTCTACTAATTCACAGGCTTGCTCTCCTATATCTTCATGGTGAAACAAAACTGCGTCATTTAGGTCTATTATAATTTTAGCTGAGACAGCTAGGAGATCGGCGGCATCATAAACACTAAGTTCTTCACGATTAAAAATGTCTTTAATTTTTGTTTTCAATTTTTAACTCCTGTGTTTATAAAATCTCCCCAGGTCCAAATTAGTTACACATTTATAGTTTTGCTCGTATTATTTTCCACAACTTGCGAGGAGTTATGCATCTCTCCAACTTGCGTAGAGTTGTGCATAATCCCAACTTGCGAGGAGTCATACATGTCCCTGACTTGCGAGGATCCATACATGTTCTTGACTCGCGAGGAGCTACACATCGCCACAACTTGCGATGAGCTATGCATTTCCAAAACGTGCGATGAGCTATGCATTTCCCAAACTTGTGAGAAGCTATGCATTTCCCAAACTTGCGATGAGCCATACATAATCCCAACGTGCGATGAGCCATACATAATCCCAACGTGCGATGAGCCATGCATTTCCCCAACGTGCGATGAGCCATGCATTTTCCCAACCCGCGATAAGCCATGCATTTTCCCAACCCGCGAGGAGCCATGCATTTTCCCAACCCGCGAGGAGCCATACATCGCCACAACTTGCGATGAGCTATGCATCTCCTCGACTTGTGAGGAGCCATACATAAGTTTTATTACCGCACCAACGGCAGAAGCAATTTTTACTGCACTCAACAATATCCAGCAGCCACCTAAAAGGATTTTTCTATCTTCACGTACAAACATTTTATCTATTTGCTGTTCACACTGTTTGCGTACTTTTTCAAAATTAAACCAGTCTGGCGAATCGGATTCATCTAATTTGAAAATCCACTGAGAAAGGTTTTCGATTTCTTCGTGATTGTCTGGCGGTGTAAACTCAACCCGTACAAAGTGTCTATTAAAGTAAGCTGTGTTCTCGTCTCTAAAATTGTGGGCTATGATAAGATGCTCATGGCTATCGGTATGTTCTGGATCACAAATTAATTCACCGCTTTTTGTTGCAAGAGCTGATAAGAAATTGCACATTAACTCACCTCCGGTAAAATCAATAATCTTTTAGCTCTCCATTTGTCTCCAGCATGAACTGTCTCTTTAAGGATTGCTGCACACTTGACTAAAGAAAAGCTTGAATAAGCAGAATGATGCTCAAACCAATGTTTTGGAGCAAAATAAAGGCCAGGATGACAGCTTGAGGTTCTGCCGACAGAAAAGATAGGAGCTGTATAAATGTGGCCAGGGACATAAATTGTTAGTCCAATATAGCGACTAATCGCAGTGCGGTTGCCTACGATAAAATCACCTTCAATTTCAAACTCTGCTTGTAACACTTCTTCTTTTGTTGGGTGTGGTATTATGTTTAATTTGTCTAGTATTGTATTTCTGAGATTAGCGCCTTCTAGGTTGGCGTATCTGAGATCAGCGCCTCTGAGGCAAGCATTTCCTAGGTTAGCGTATCTGAGATCAGCGCCTCTGAGGCAAGCATATCCGAGGTTAGCGCCTCTGAGGTTGACGTATCTGAGATCAGCGCCTCTGAGGTTGACGCATCCGAGGTCAGCGCCAATAAAATTTCTTATACCATCTGAATAAAGTTTTAGCAGTTCTTCTGCTTTCATTGTTTTACACCAGAAATTTTAACCCATTTCTCTTTTGCTAGCTGTTTCCAAATATTCCAAAGGCTGGGAGGTCTGCCTGGTTTCCAGAGTGAGGATTTTTCTTTGAAGCTTGCAATTCTTCCATAAAATTGGTCGGAAAAGGGACAATTGTCATTGGCAACCCAATCTGCAAAAAGCTTGGTGCCATTGGGGAGTGATTCGCAATCCAAGCGCATTAGAGCTAGGCAAAGCGAATCAGAAACCTCACCCCAATTTGCTTGAAGTACTTGTGGGATTGTGTAAGCTGCGTCTATGAGGTTAGCGCAATCTAGGTAAGCATTTATTAGGCAAGCGTTTTCTAGGCAAGCGTTTTCTAGGTCAGCGTTTTCTAGGTCAGCGTTTTCTAGGCAAGCGCATTCGAAATTGGCTTCTTTTAGGTTAGCACCTACTAGGTAAGTGTCTTTGAGACAGGCGTTTTCTAGGTCAGCGCCTTTTAGGTCTGCATATCCGAGATTAGCGCTTTCGAGGTCAGCGCATTTTAAGTTAGCGTATTTTAGGTTAGCGTCAACAAGGTTAGCGCTTCTAAAATTTCTTTTGCCATCTGAATAAAGTTTTAGTAGTCTATATGCTTGCATAAGTATTTGATTGCCTTCCCATATTCTGAACATAATACAATAGTATATTTTTTATGCATATCTATTCCATAGGTTCTGGCTCCAAATTAAATACCTCGATGATTTTTGCAGACCGATCTTTTTTAGAAACCAACTGAAGTTCTAAATATAATTTAAGCAATTCATTAATTTCTTCCTCTCCCCAATCTTCTCTCTTGGTTCCTAATAATGCTTCTAAATCTTCTTTGATTACATACCAATCCGCAAACTTATCAATAGCTTTTTGGCTTCTGATTTTTATATCATTTTTATCTTTTGGTGCCGATAGTTGTTTATGATTGCTTTGTTCTGGTGTGTCTTTTTCTGGATCGTCACTTGTTGCAAGGCCAAGCAAGCTAGCAAGTGCAAATTTTCTACCGCCAGTAATTGCTTTATAAATTGCCTTATCTCCCGTGTCGAGGCCATCGCCGTAGGCTGTAGCTTCAAGCCATTCACCAGATGCATGGATTAATTTTGTAGCTACCAAAACTCTTGCGCCAAATTGAATTGAGCCCGAACGAGTTTTTCTGTCTGGAAGATTTTCACATGACAAAACTGTAGAGGTAATAGACAGATCATACTTTGCCAGCACAGGGCGCACAATTGCCATGTAATCGTCCAGATCTGCATAAGTATAATTTTGCGAAGTATTCTTGCCGCTTTTACCAACTGGCCTAAACTCGCCTTGTGCTTTGGCTAGCGCAGTTGCTAATTTGGCAATTGACTCACTTTTATTTGGATTTGGATTTGGATTTGGATTATGCTCGCACATGATCGATTCTCCTAAAAATCTCCAACTGGCCCAAGCTTGACGGCTAGGCGGACAAACCAGCAACCAAGCTATACCGTGACGGTTACGGCTGGGCCAGTGGAGAAATATAATTTGTGCATTGATTTTGTCCTTTTAGTTTCCGTCTATATTTAGATTTAGCACCATAAATCTAAAGGTCAAGTATTATTTGTTCTTCTGGCTCAATTGATTTGACAAATATATGAGCACCAGCTTTTTTACCATAGATTTTAATAGTATCTCCGCGTATTACTTGAGAATCATCAACCCAAATCAATCCGGTTAATGCATCTTGAACAGCTCTCAACAGCTTATCTCGATCAGGTCTAACTGTGTGATAAAGTCTTTTGACAGTTTTGGGCATAATAAACACAAAAGTTACATCAAGCCTAAAAGCACATTTCAATGGTTTTTTTGGCCTGTTCTGCAAGCAAGCACCTCTGATTAACGCCTCCCATCCAGACACATTATTATTTGCTTCGTAAATGCGTGGATTACCCCTATTGAACATAATTCGATGATTGCCTTTTGGCTGCGGATCTCCTGGAACAAAAAATTGCGCTTCATATTTTAACATTTTAATTCCTTTAAATTCCTTACAAATGTTTCACGTGAAACATCAAGATTATATTTGATCATATTGGTTTTATGTCCAAGTCAGATTTTTCCTTATCCCAAATGAACCATCCATAATTAGAAAAATCGGTTTTTTTATCGCCACTAAAGCTTGGTCTTTTTCTTAATGGTCTAATTGCTGTAGGAGGATTATTAAGCCAAATCTTAGACCAATTATTAGAACCTAGCGTATCTAGACGTAGGAGCATAGCGATATATTTCGCTGTAGTTCCAAGACTTGCAGAAACAATTTCAATTCCAATTTTAAAAGGAGGATTGGTGATAATGACTTTAGGTTTAAAATTCCAAGCAATTTTTAGCCAATCACCAATAATTGTAGGACAAATTTTTTCTAATCCTTCTTTTTCTTCTATGCGTAGTTCAATCGCATTTACAGAATATCCATAGTCTTTAAGTACCCGCAAAATTGCGCCGTCACCAGCGCAGGGATCTGTTACTTTTAATATATTTTTAGGTGGATAATCATCTAATAAAGATTTTGTACAGTGAGCTGGCGTTGGCCAAAAGTCTTGAGGTCTTTTATTGTAATCTAGTCCGTATGGTAAAGGATTTGTAAACCAATTATTAGAAAACATTTTCTTTACTCAAGAAGATATGCACATTAGTTATCATTTTCTTTTTTTGCTATCCAATGAATACAGCAAAAATCGTTATCTGGTTCTATCTTATCAACAAACCCACCACACCAACCTGCGTCAATTTCAAAATCCAGAGATTCTCTAATTTTGTTACAATGACCAAGATCATATTTAGTGTTATATAAGATCAAATAGTTACAATTTTCGCAACATTTCTGTTTAGTTGTCATTCAATTTCTCTATTTCATTTTTATAGCGTTCTGCTGCATATGGGTCTGGATCTGTATAACACATGAACTCAGGATCCCAGCCTAGTATAATAGTTCCAGTAGGGCCATTTTTTTGTTTATCTACTATAAGCGCTATATGGTTTTGATCTTCTGTCTCTGGCCTCCAAAGCAATCCTATTGTATGGCTCCACTGTTCAATTGCACCAGAATGATATAAATCTTCTTTTGTAGGTTTTTTATTTCTAGTACGTTTTAGCTGTGAAACGATAAGAGTTGCGGCTTCAATCTGTCTGGCTGTTTGAACAATTTGTCCATAAATGTGATCAACGTCATCTTGGCGAGTACGAGATCTTATTCCAGATCTAATCAATTGAAGAAAATCTATTATAACCAAATCCGTAGAATATTTAGATACATGAGATCGAATTATAGAACAAAGTTCATTAACCGTTGGTGGTACTTGCTCAAGAAAAAAAACATTACTGGCACCATAACTTACAATTGCTTCACCAACTCTTCGTAGTTCCTCCTCGTTGATTTCATTTCGCTGAATAGTAGTATTATTAATTTGGCATACATTTGAAAAAGTACGTTTTAAAACAACCTCTGGAGAATCTTCAAAAGCACAGCATAAAACACCTAATCCGCGACTTGCGGCCGAGTGTAGGCAAGTGTTTGCTAACGCTGATTTTCCCGAGCTTGTAGCTCCTGCTAATATTGTTGGTTGACTTCTTGGCAATCCTCTGAATGTAAATTTCAAGTCAAGCGATTGCAGCCCTGTTGGAATTCCTACAGGCACACGAGAATTATCTTTTAATTGCTTCCAAACTGTGTCGGCAACTTCGCTAATGTGCCGAATGTTCGCTGAGACATTATCAGATTGTAGCTTCTGAAGCTCTGAGAGGAGCGTAGAGAGCATTTCAGACCCGTTCTGGTATTCTGTTACCTTTGCGGCAATATCTCGGCATTTTCGGCCAATGGCGGCTTCTCTAATATCCTCGGCTAACCCAGTCAGGTCAGACTTACAAAGATTCATGCTGTATTCGGTGTCTTGTGCGCTGCTAAAACGATCAATTTCTTCGTCGGTAAGATCTGCTGCTTTTGCTATTTCACGCAGAGAGATTCCAAGTCCAGCATTGAATCTTTTTTGAATAGCTTCCCAGATAAGGCCCCATCGTTTTGAAAGAAAATCACTCGAAGATAATTTTAATCCTGCCTCTCCATGCACCATTACCATGTGCAGGCAAAGGATTTCTTGTGATATATCGCGATGTTTAAACATTTTTTAACATCATTTTTACTTCTTTACGTTCTACTCGCTGAATAAATGCCTCGTTGTTTTTTGGATTAGGGCGCACAAAAAGCCAAGCAATTGCGCCACTGATAGAAACTGCTTGCAAATATAATCTTGGGCTTGCGCTTAGAAGCCAACAACGCATACCAGGAGAAGAGTAAATTGGAAAATTTGAAATTCCCTTAAGGCCTGGTCCAAACATTTTAACACCTCCAGTTATTTGGTCTACTACACAGCTCACTTTGAGCCCTAGAATCGATTTTAATTAAAAAAGGTATCAAAGTACCACCCGAGTAATAAAAATCAAATTTAAGGGCTTGACGAGCGAGCTGATTCACGATTTTTGAGTATTTTATTCATGGTGTCAGGTCTTGAACCAAGCCGAAAATTATGAAGTGGACATTCTGTGGTTGAACAAGATAACACTAGCCCCCGACTGCCACCCATAAACTCCAAACAAAACAGACGAATAGCAGAGCACGCACCTGTTTTAGATTTTTTACTCAAGTTTGGGTATTTTCTTCTAATCTCATTTATAAGTCTTTCTGCCATCTTAGCGACCTCCTGTTAATTTCCATTTGCCACCAACCAGTTCAGTTGTTCTTGAATCTTTTAAGTTATCAAGAATATTAAAAACTTCGCCAATAGGAACTCGGACAGCTCGAGCAAGGTCTTTGATTGAAAAACCGTCTGGATTATCTTTTAAAGCTCTTAAAATTTTTCCTCTAGGTGTTAATAGCTGTTTAATTTCAACGCCAGTCATTATCCCCTCCTAAAATGGGATTTCGTCATCTAAATCTGGAGTGACTAACTCTTCGTTGTCTGATTTGGGCGTATCATCTTTCTGATAAGGCAGTATAAACATATTAAAATCAGGTTGTTTGTCTTCTTTTTTGAATTTGTTTGGCCAAACCATGACTTTTGCTTGGCCTAATGAGCCAGTCAAGTAAGTCTCTCCATTTTTGCTTTTGTTTTTCCAAATACCGCTAATTTTAACCCATTGATTTTCGCTCATTTTTTTCTCCTAAAGCCATTTGACTTTATTTCGTTTTTGTTCTGCTTTGTGTTTATTTGCTTTTTGTTTTAATACGCTCCAACTTCTTAAAAAACTCTTTGGTCCAGGCATGTTATGCCAGCCTCCCCCGTCTGGCCAGTCCTCATGTGATTTAATCGCGTAGGTGATAACTAGCCTTATTTCTGGCCAGTTTATACCGCCATCTCTACCAGAGGTGTGGATCTCCATGTACTCCTTTGCCCATGTGTTTTCTTTCCAATGCTTACTACTACATGGGTGCTCTGGGTTGCGCTCTAACGTTAGTTTGCGATGTAGCTGTGCCATGTCTAGTGCTGCTACCCTGTCGGGGTGTAGTTGTTGCTTGTTTGTGCCTGGTAGGAC